CTAATAGATTATTTCAGATGTTTGGGATTCAATAAGAAAATAAAGCATTTCAATGTTTTCTTTACATAGCGCTTGATAATATGAAGGGTTCTGGAACTTTAGCCTGTTTGCGGCTGATGCAGCTACTTGCGCTTTTGCATAAAGTGTCGCGGCATTCACAAACCACGTTGAAAAAGAATTAACAATTCTTATATGATTTTCTTTGAATTCGGCACTATTAAGTACCAGGTTAGCAATTGTGAAGGACAGAACCAATTTGCTGGCTTTGGTTGATGCATGCTCTGCTGCTTTACCTAACAAATTTTGGATATGAGATGCAAGTTTATAGCTTTTTTCATCTCCAGGTCTTGCTAATGTTTTGCGGAAGTAAATTTCAACCATATCCAGAGCTATATTGTTTCTTCTATATATCTCACTTAAAGAAAAGACTAACCGTTTATCTTCTCTGAATGTATCGCGGCATGAACTACGATAATATTAATTTGGAACAAGGCAAGATCCATAATTAATAATACGCAGCTCACCCAGCTTTATCTTTTCGATAGTAGACATATAATCATCATTGAGGTCATTTAGAGAGTTTGTTAATGCAATAGCTAATTTCTTATTGGCCTGCATCTTCAATTGCAAATAGGTTTGTGATCTACCTTAGATCCTTGTTGTGTTATTCGCCCAATTTTTGATCATATTCACCAACAAGAGCAAGAAAGAAGATGGGAAAAACAAAAAAATTGCTGATTTATGTCTCGACTGTTATTATTTTATTTTTAATTATACCGGAGGTCATTCTTCGTGTATTAACGCCTGAGCAGCTCGCGAGGATGAGTGATTTTACGAGCTTAGGGGGAGCGATGAACCCCTTACTCTCGCTAATAATTTTCCTGGGCCTTTTTTCCGTCGTCTTGGCTTTTCTCACTGTCTCCGCTGTGAGCAAAATCTATCGATCATGGTCACGCCCTGAGAGCAAGTGAAGCATGCATTACCGATAATCACCTTCATCAAAGTTATGCATGCATTGAGTGCATTATTATACATGCATTACTTCCTCTCATTTTTGATATTGCCGACCTGTATTAGCACCGTTTTAATGGCTCGATATGGCTGTATGAAAAATTGATTTACAAAACGGACAGGCGTGACGGGGAGAGCGTTTGCCCGGCCAGACGGAAAGGTGTCGATTTTTTAGTACAATGACAGACAAAGCATGATTGCTCTGATGAAGGGCTCGTGAAAGCGGGATTTTTTGTCGCTAATTTCAGAGGAATGAAAAATACATCGCCATTTCATCGCCACTCAAAAAACACAAACAAAAAAGCCACCCATAAAGGGTGGCTTAACTGCATGATTTTCATCATTAAATCTGGTGGCCCCTGCTGGACTTGAACCAGCGACCAAGCGATTATGAGAACCGTGACCCACCTATATATAACAAAGACTTACAAGCATTATCAACAGGTTAAGTGTTGAATGTTGTTGAATGTTGTTGAGCTTATGAGTCTTGAGGGGACAAAAAGGGGGCTTAATTTTCCAGGGGGTTCAATCTCGTAGCCTCTTCAAGATGATCGGGTGCGAAGTGTGAATAGCGCATTGTCATTTTAATATCTGTATGTCCAAGAATGCGCTGCAACACTAAAATGTTGCCACCATTCATCATGAAATGACTAGCGAAGGTGTGCCGTAAAACGTGCGAAAGTTGTCCGTCAGGCAGTGATAATTCGGCGCGTTGCACTGCTTTACGGAATGCCGAATAGCAGGACGAAAAAAGCGGCCCACCCTTTTTGGGGATCGGCAGCGAGTCATAAAGGGTCTGGCTAATAGGGACGGTACGATTACGGTTTCCCTTCGTTTTGAAAAATGAAATTCGATTCTTCGAAACCTGCTGTTTCGTCAGACTCTCGGCTTCGTTCCAGCGTGCGCCAGTAGCGAGGCAAATTCTTGCCACGTGCCAGGCATTGGGGTTACGGCTATTCAGGCATTCTTCAAGGAGTCTTTTTATCGCATCGGTTTCAAGATAAATCAGCTCACTTTCTTCCGATTTAAAAGGTCGCATCTGCTCTAAAGGGTTGTCACCTTTCCAGTGTCCCAGCCGCTTAAGTTCATTGAAAACTGCCCGAAAATAGGCTAACTCAAGGTTAACCGTGCGCGGTGAAACCTTCTCAACTCTGCTGGTACGTGACAGCTCGCCAGACAAACGCTTTTTACGATAGACAGAGAATAGCGTGGCGGTGAACTCATGCGCTGAGGGTTCGCCCATGCTGGTACAGGCAAATTCCATAGCGCTTTTGCGTCTTTCGCCATCATCAAGGGTTATGCCATGTTCATCGAACCACTGATTAACCAAATCTCTAAGTTTACGGCGATCTTCTTTGCCATCTAGCCACGGTTTGATGTGGAGATTTTCCATAATGTGGTTCTGGTAGGCTAGAGCTTCACCTTTTGTTGAAAAAGTTCTGCGAATACGCTTGCTCGGTTTACCTTTTGGCTTCCCTTCTGGGTAAAAATCAAGAAGCCATTTGCCGTCGCTTTGTTTTCTAATAGACATATCAATCAATAATCGTTAGCACTATGCGGCCAATAATTTCGATCTCGTCCAGAGCGCAATCGAAAGAAAGCCCTCCGGCGACACCGCTTACTCTTACTTTTTTTACTGGAATACGAATCAACCTTCTTATGCTGATTTTGCCTTCGACGTTGATTAGCCATTCTCCGTCGTAAACTTCGCTTGTTTTGCAATCAACGACATATTGGGCTTTGTCCGTTTGTAAAAGCATGGGTAAGGCTGGGGAGGGGATACCCTCTCGGAATAGGGTTTTATCAAACGTAACATAACCTGAATCGTACAGTTGGCCATCAACAAGTTTTTGGCGCGAAAACTTCAAAGTGTCCGGCTCGTCGCCATCAAATTTTTTTCCTGAACCAGTAGATAACCATTCCAGTGAGGCCCCAGTTTCTGCAACGCATCTGACCACGATATCGGCAGGAAAAATACCCCTTTTAAAGCGGGCGGAAAGGCTGCTCGCCGCCATATCTAAGTGATCCGCAAGCTGCATTTTCTGAGAGAAGCCGTATGCCTCAGTGACTCGGTCTAGAACGACACTGCTGTGGTCAATTTTATCAAAGGGGAATTTGCTCATAATTTAGCCTAAATTCGCTTTTTGCAAAATTTTATTGATGTTTTGCTAAATGCGAATTAAAGTCTCTCCGTAGTTTGCAAAAAGTTGAATGTTATTGAATGTTGTTGAATGTTGTTGAGTGTTGATGCACTCACGCGAAATGAGGAGTTTGATGCATGCGTCCTAATATTACAATCACGATCCCGATCCCCTATATGCCTTTAGAAGAGTACTGCTTATTGACCGGCATCGCAGAAGGCACCGCCCGCGATATGATCCGTGATGGCCGTCTGCCAATCCGTGGTAAAGGCGATAAGCCCCGCGCTCGCGTCGAAGTAAACATGGCAGCCCTAACCGTTGAAGCCTTAAGCGAATGCCGAATTTCGCTTCAGGCGTAAACAATCTTACGAGTTAGGGATTAACTAATCATGTTTGATTATCAGGTTTCCAAACAACCGCACTTTGATAATGCCTGCCGGGCGTTCGCTGTTCGCCATAACATCCGCGAACTGGCCGACCGTTTAGGGATGAATCATCAGACTTTGCGCAACAAATTGAACCCGGATCAGGTTCACCAGTTAACGGCGATGGAGATTGCCGCGATTACCGATCTGACTGAAGACGCAACGCTAATCGACGGTCTGCTGTCGCAAATGAAATGTATGCCTGCCGTGCCGGTCAATGAAGCGAAAGCTGAGCGTGTAACTCATTACGTTTTGCAGGCGACGTCGGAGTTGGGAAAAGTGGCAGCTGCTGCCGTTTCGGGGCAGAAAATGACGCCTTCCTGTAAGAGTGCATTTATCGAAAACATCAATGCGGGCATCCGCTGTCTTTCGTTGATCGGCTTAAGCGTTCATGCCCGCGTGCATTCTAATCCAGCCCTGGCTAACACCGTTGATGCGATTAGCGGCCTTAGCGCTTCCATCGGTCTAAGTTAAGGAAAAATAATGATCTCAATGGCTGCGCTACTGAAGCGCCAAAGTCCGTTACCTGCATACGGTCATGGCTGGATTATGAACAAGGACGGCAAGCGCTGGAATCCGGCATTAAAACAGCAAGATTTTTCCAGTAATAAAAAAAACAGTAAAAGAGGTAAATTATGGCTATTAAAGCTGAAGCAGCACTTGCTGAAATAAAAGCGGGCGCAAGAGTGGCCGGACTGAATCACGTTGCCGAACTGCGCTCAAAATTTTGGGGCAACGATTGCGGAAAGGATATCAGCCGCTTTTTTGAAGAAATGCGTGATACCACTGACCGGAACTATCAGGAAAACAAGCGGGCATTAGGCGCTATTTTCTATCTGGCAAATATTCGGACTGAGCGGCATGAGCTTGATTTCAGTGAGCTGACCACTGATGAAAAAAGCGCGCTTATTCGTGCGATGAACCATTTTCGTGCAGTAGTGAGCTTATTTCCCAAGAGAATGACTCTGCCCAACTAATCAACCTTTTTAAATAAATGACGTCAACCCGTCGGGCATCCCTTGTCCCGCATTCAGGAAAAAGAGAAATGAGAAATATCGAAACCCGCAATTTTGACAGCGAAACAGAGGCGCTGGCCGCGTTGCTAAATAAGGCCCGCACCGAAGAACGCAAAGACCGTGCGCTGGCCGTTTCCGATCGCCTGGCTGAGCTGGCCGCGCATATCCGTGAGCAGGAGCTAAATGGCACCGAAGCCGCCGAGCTTATCCGCCGCGAGGCTGAACGTTACACCAATGAATCGCAGGAGCTGCACTAATGGCCGATTCAATGGATCTGGTGCAGCAGCGCACCGACGAAATGCTGGCGCGCAATATCGCCCAGGTAATTTATCGCCCGGTGACGGTCAGCGCCTCTTTTTGCGAAGATTGCGACGCGCCCATCCCTGAAGCGCGCCGCCGTGCCGTTCAGGGTGTTACCCGCTGCGTGAGCTGTCAGGAACTGGAGGAGCGCGCCAATGCTTTCAATTAATAATGGAACTCACGATATCGGTATCGCAAAAACCGGAGATTATGTTTTAGGTCGGATGGTATGGCGCACGGTTGAGGGAAAGCGTGTGCGTGTGTCCGAAGTAATGGCCGTTTACAAATCCGAGGTGCTATTAGCTCGCGATCTTATAAGTGATTGCATAGGCATTGCTGCCCATCGCAATGAAGTAAGCGAGTTAGGCCAAATGTCGGACATTTATAGCCGCCTGTTAATTGCCTGTCAGGAGATTTATTCAGCTCTTTCTCCACTGCGTGAGCAAAAAAAGGCTGAATATGAAAAGCGTATGCGTCAGGGGGAAGAGTGAACAAGACTATTTTAAAATGGGCCGGTAGCAAAGCAGGCGTTATGCCTGCTCTTTCCTTGCATCTGCCGCAAGGTGATCGCCTGGTTGAGCCGTTCGCTGGATCTTGCGCGGTAATGATGAATACGGATTTCCCGGCTTATCTGGTGGTGGACGTAAATCCTGATCTAATTAATATGTATCGCCAGATAAAGGAAATTACTAATCCGTTCATCGTTACTGCAATGAAATTATTTATTGATAATGAGAAAGCGGAAGATTATTACCGTATCCGTGAGGAATTTAACTCCTGCCCGTCACTAACATTGCTACAGCGCGCCACTTATTTCCTTTATTTAAATCGTAATGGATACCGTGGGCTATGTCGTTATAACCGTAAGGGAGAATTTAACATTCCATACGGTAATTACAAAAAGCCATATTTCCCACTGGCTGAAATTGAAGCGTTTGCCGAGAGGGCGCAGCGAGCCGAATTCATCTGCGCTGATTTTCGTGAAACCCTGGGCATGGTAAAAACCGGTGATGTGGTGTATTGCGATCCGCCGTATCACGGGGCGTTTACCGATTATCATACCGGCGGGTTTAGCGAAGACGACCAGCACTCACTGGCCTGTATTCTGCTGGGTATTTCTGAGCAAAATCCTGTTGCAGTATCCAACAGCGACACGCTTTTCACGCGCAGCATTTTCCGCGCATTCGACATTACCAGAATCAACGTAGCCCGCTCTGTTGGGGTCGCTGCTGGTAAGAGTAAGTGCGCGACAGAAATCGTTGCTGTTCGTGGCCCGAAGGCAAGCCCTGTTTTCATTGGTGTGGATATGGGCGCAAGCGATGATTATTCCGCGATAATCCCGGTGGCCCAATGATTCAGGAATACGCTTACCCGTGGAATGCACCACGGGAGGCTATCGCCAGCCCATACCTAACCTATGAAGAGGAGCACAGCCGCAGTCGAATGATTGCGGCTTTGTCGCATGCACAGAATTTACTGGAGAAGCAGCCGACGCTCGTTCAGCTTGACGTAAAGCGCCGCACCGGTGAGCTGGAAAAAACTCACGGCACAGCGCGTGCCAATGCGTACTTAACGAAAACGTTCGTCGAGCGCACATTGCCACGCGTTGAAAGCGTCAGCTCGCAGTATCGCCTCGGCGAAATGAGCTTCGGCACCTTTACGCTGCTTACCGGTAACGCCTCTGATAAAACCGGGGCCGCCGGTGCGGCGGGTACGCTGTGGGAGCTGATGAACCGCTTTAACCGCCTTCCGGATCTGGCCCGTGCCGACGTGGATTTACTGGCCGGGGATATCGCCAGCTTTATCCTGGCGGAAATGGTGCAGGCGCACGGCCAGTCTGAGAATGAATCAGACTATAAATACACGCACCGGGTTTACATGACGGCTGCGGCCATCACCCGCGAACTGAAGCAGATCCCGCCACTGTGGGAGAAGGTTACCTCGCGTATTTTCTGCCCGGAAGACGTGACGCCTGCGATCATGCGTATGCAGACCGAAAAATGGTGGAAAGGACGCCTGCGCCGCGTGGCTGCCTCATGGCGCGAGCACCTGCAAATAGCGCTCGCAAACGTCAGTAAAAAACATACCCCTTACGCCAGCACCATGACTGTAAACGAGTGGCGCGAGCAAAAGCGTCGCACGCGTGAATTCCTCAAGGGCATGGAGCTGGAAGACGAGGAAGGCAACCGCATCAGCCTGATTGAAAAATACGATGGCAGCGTGGCGAACCCGGCGATTCGTCGCTGCGAGCTGATGACCCGCATCCGTGGCTTTGAAAATATCTGCAACAATATGGGCTTTGTCGGCGATTTCTATACGCTGACCGCACCCGCCCGCTATCACGCCACAATCAAGACCGGCTATCGCAACCGCAAATGGAGCGGTGCCAGCCCGGCGGAAACGCAGCGCTATCTCTGCAACGTCTGGCAGAAAGTCCGCGCCAAACTGCACCGGGAAGAGATCCGCATTTTCGGCATTCGCGTGGCCGAGCCGCATCACGACGGTACGCCACACTGGCATATGCTGATGTTCATGCGCCCGGAAGACGTGCAGCGCGTCCGGCAGGTGATCCGCGATTACGCGTATCAGCAGGACAGCTACGAGCTGACCACGGACAAAGCCAGAAAGGCCCGCTTTCATGATGAGGCTATCGATCCGGAGAAAGGCAGCGCGACCGGCTACGTGGCTAAGTACATCTCCAAAAACATCGACGGCTACGCGCTCGACGGCGAGCTGGACGACGAAAGCGGCAAAGAGCTGAAGGAAACCGCGCCCGCCGTGTCTGCCTGGGCTGCGCGCTGGCACATCCGTCAGTTCCAGTTTGTCGGCGGTGCGCCGGTAACGGTTTATCGTGAGCTGCGCCGTATGGCTGACAGCGAAACGGCGCAGGGCTTAAGCATTGAGTTTGCCGCCGCGCACGATGCTGCAGACGCGGGCGACTGGGCGGAATATGTCAACGCCCAGGGCGGCCCGTTCGTGAAGCGTGACGAGCTGGCCGTGCGCACCTGGTATCAGGCAAGCGAAGACTGCAACGAGTACGGCGAGGAAACCGTGCGCATTAAGGGCGTTTACGCCACGTCAGTTGGTGAAGACACCCCGATCTTAACCCGCCTCGCACAGTGGAAGATTGTGCCAAAGCGCGCCGTTGACCTGGCCGTTGATTTTAAGGACGCGTCCGCGTCCTCTCGGAGTTCTGTCAATAACTGTACGGGAAGCGAGAGTGATCCACTGATACTGGATTTAACAAAACCTCTGAGTCGACGTGAAAGACGAGAGCTAACTAAGCGACTAAGAAAGCTAAAACCTGTAAGGCGAGCGCAATTTGTCCACGGAACCTGTGAGCAGCAGGTTGCTATTAATAAAACGGTCGATGAAATACGCATAACAACTGGCATTACAATTAGCCGGAGTGAAGCCCTGCACCTGATAGCGGGAGGAAAAAGTTGTTTTGAAGGTAAATGGCTGATGGGAACGGGAACCGGAGAAATTTTCTTCTGCAACTCAACCGCAGCAATCTTAGGCGAAAAAAATCCATACTAAAGTTGCATTTTTATCGATTCTTTCAGTAGGCAATTGACATTAATAGTTTTTCCTATCATGTACATACATCGATTTTTTTCTTCCATTTTTAGTAATTCATGATACTGTATGTTTATACAGTATCTCGTATTGGAGGTTGTGTGGATAGAGATCTAAGCGAGCATGTCATGATTGAGAGAGTCGAGATGATTGCACGACTGACGGTTGAAGGTACCTGTCAGGAAAGAGATCGAGAAATTGCATTAGGATTGATTGCTGAAATTGCGAAGGCGAACGTCTTAAAAAGCAAGGGTTTTTCCGTGGTTTTTTCAGCGTGTCATGTTAAAGATAAGGTAGATAGTGGTTTTGGATGTGACTAATATTCGATTACTCTTGCTAAAAAAGCATATCTGCTGAATCCAGCATATGTGGTTGATGTTTATGAGTTGTAGATAAGGCGTATTCAATTTAATATGCGTACATAAAATCTACATTAAGGATATCAGAATGGACTGGATTACACATATCATCACTTTTTTTGTAGGGCTTGGCGCTGGTTGGTCTGTTCGGGTTGTGTACTCGTCGCGCAAGCAAGTTGGCGATACCACTAAAAATTCGCACAATCATAATGTGACACAGACTGGTAACAGTGTTACGAACGGTAGCATTGTTGGTGGTGACCAAGATAGTTCACATTAAAAGGGGTTAGTGTGACTATTGAACAGTCGGGTAATGCTGTAACCAATGGTAACATCATTGCTGGTAGCCAGAACAATCAGACCATTCATCAATACGCCGCGAAAGGGACTAATCGTGAGATACAGGATCTTTACGAGCGTTTGAGAAGAGGGGATTCGAGTGATTCAAACTCGGATTTTTGTGCTGAACTTGAGCACTATATGTCTCTTCAGCCTGAAATTGATGTTCGGGGACTGGATGCAAAATTGATTGAAAGCAACAGAAGAGATTTGTTGTTTTTAGCGAAGCAGATGAAGGAAAAAGCTGCAAAAGCCATAATGCGCCGTCAAACCTCGCGAACAGCACAGCGGATATTTGTAATCATTTTAGATCAGATCCATTATGATTTTATAATGAAGGTGACACCACTAATAGAAGCAGATTGCCCGAGGGTAACTGTGGACGAAAAAATCGGTTCGATAATCGACGATCTTTACACTTCACTAGGTGAAAACCTATTGGAGTTGACTGCAAAAGATCTTCTTGGGCTATTGTTTTTTCTTGGTGGTAATTGTCATATAAGGTGGGATAAATGTTAATTTACCATCCAGCATATGATGCGTATCATTGTCTTTTTAGAATGATTGCGTTAATAGATCATGTAAATGAAGTTGAGGTTGATAAAGCTAGAATATTAGATTTTTATCTGATATTTCCTTCTTTGGTATCCGAAATTAGAATGCCCCATAATTATAGCGGGGTTAAAAAAGAAGCAAAAAAATATTCTAATGATTACCGGAATCCGATTAATACAGCATCAACATTTCGAGATATGCATGAAATTCAAATGGCAGCAATTAGATGTCTGGCAGCTACTGGATTGATTGAAGTAAACCCTCTGGAAAAAAATCTTATCAAGCGAACTGATAAATCCATTCCGGATGGATTACTCTTATCTATGCGTGATTTTATAAATAATAAATCAGATATTTATTCTTTTATCATAAGTAAGTTGTCGCAATTCCCTCTGACAGGGAAGGATGGGCTTAAAGATAGAACAAATTTAATGGAGTTTAGATATGACTTTTCTTAACCCATCTTTCTTTGTAAGTAAGTTGAAAGTACTTCAGCATGGGCATGAAGCATTTAGCTGTGATTTTCATAAGGGTGTTAATGTTATCAGAGGTCGTAATAGCTCTGGTAAAACGACAGTTATGGATTTACTTGCATTTTCCATTGGTGCAGAAAATATTAGATGGAAGCCACAGGCTCTTCTTTGCACTTTGACCATCGTAGAGGTCCTTTTAAACGATAAGCCTGCATGTTTTAAAAGAGAAATAAGCAAAGAGTCCATGCGGCCATTAAGTATTTTTTGGGGCAGGATGGAGGATGCACTTCAAGCTTCACCTGGTCAGTGGGAAACTTACCCTTTCAAACGCTCAGAAAAATCACTAAGTTTTTCTCAAGTTATTTTGAGTGCATTGGATATGCCATTAGCTCAGGGGGAAGGTGCTTCAATTTTAACGATGCACCAGATTCTTCGTGTACTATATGCAGACCAGCCATCAGTTCATAGCCCTATTTTTAGGAATGATAATTTTGATAAGGCTCTGACTAGGGAAACTGTTGGCGATTATTTGTGTGGTATATTCGATGATATCCTTTATAGTTCATTAATCAGGCTTAAGCAGGTAGATTCTGAGCTTTCAACTAAAATCACTGAGTTGAAAAGCATATTTACAGTTCTGGGTCGCTCTGGGCAATCAGAAAATATTCATTTCATTGAACAACGAATAACTGATTTAGAAGAAGAAAAGATTGGTATTTATCATAAACTAAACGAATTAAAAGGGCGAGCTGTATCTGAGGGGAGTAATAAAACTTCAGATAGAGAAAAAACTAATGATATTCGTAAACGACTGAATAAGGCAAAAGAGGCTGAAGTTAAAAATATCGATGGCATTAATGCATTAGAAATGGAAATTGCTGATTCAGAAATGTTTATTAATGAATTGGAGTCTAGATATCAGGCGCTGAATGAGTCAGGTAGAGCTAGAGAGTATTTCAGTAATGTGCAATTCCAATTCTGCCCAAGTTGTTTAAGTGAGTTGCATACTCCATCTGAGGGGGGGTGTTCTCTGTGCAAAAGTCATGCGCCGGAAGGAAGTGAGGCTCCTCAGCTATTGAGGATGAAAAATGAAATTTCTGTGCAGTTAAAAGAGTCAAAGTATTTACTTGAACATAATGCTGATAGGTTAAAAAAACTCAAGCTTCAAGCACCAATTCTAAAGAAAGACGTTCAGGCTCTTATTCGGGAGTATGAGGCAGTTTCCGCTGTGTGGGAAAATGCTTACGAAATCGAATTTGAATCGTTAACTAAATCGCTTGGTCGAGTTGAAGAAGAAATTAATCAAGCATATGAGTCGCAAAAGTTGAGTGATGTAATTTCTGATTTACAAAAAAATCGAGATGCATTGCAATCAGAAAAAGAACGTTTAGAGTCACTAGTTGAATCTTTGCAAAGCAAGGAAGAAAGCAGGAAGAAAGATGTTTCTCAGACAGTTGAGTCTATTATGTCGAGACTTCTTAAACTTGATCTTCCATTACAGACTGAATTTATAGATCCGAGACAAATTAATTTTAGCTTTGTAGATAATGAGGTTTACATTAATGGTTCTAAAAATTTCTCAGAGAGTTCTGCTGTAGTACTTAGGCATATATTCCATTTGGCGCTTCTTACCGCTAGTCTTGAAAAATCCTACATGAGGTTGCCTCGTTTCCTAATGCTCGATGGGATTGATGATGGTGGTATGGAGAAGGAGCGTAGTCACAATCTGCAAAAAATCATTGTTCAGGAAGCTGCAACATATGAGCATGATTTTCAACTGATTTATGCAACATCAGAAATTAATCCTACCTACGACAATACAGATTTGATTGTGGGAAGATACTTTAATCCAGAAGATCGTTCTCTTAACGTAAGTTATGTTGCAACTGATAATGGAAAATTAATTTAATTGTGAGGAAACCATGCATCACAGTGCATGGTTTTGCATCTACTCTATCCGTCAAAATTTACCAGCTAGTGCCAGTGTTGGTGCGAGCTGTGAGTCTTTATGCAGTTGCATTAAAACCGACCCATAAAGCGGGCAGGCGTGGCGGGGATAGCATTGCGCGCGGAGGGGGTAAACATGTGTGCCGCAGGCTGCGTCAGCGCCCCGGAGGCGTGCGCAATGGTTTG